TACAACAATGGGTGGTAGATAAATTAATTGAATTACTTGGTTTTGACCCTGAAGATTTAGAGTCAAGGCCAATGGGTTCTAATGGTGAGGACATTATTATGGGTGTGCAATCTCGCAAGCAATTTCCATATTCAATAGAATGTAAAAACCAAGAGGCTGTAAATGTTTGGAAAGCATACGAACAATCGCAAGAGAACTGTAAAGATTACGAACCATTGGTTATAATTAAAAGAAATAGAACAAAACCATTAGCATTAGTAGATGCTGAGTATTTTTTAAAACTACATAAAAAAAATGATTGATAAACTAATAGGACCAGTAGGTGACATTGTCAGCAAGCTAGTGCCAGATAAAGACTTACAAGCAAAACTGAACCATGAACTTAAAACAGAATTACATAAAGCGAATATGGCGCAGATTGAGATCAACAAGATTGAAGCTGGACATAAATCCTTATTCGTTGCGGGCTGGAGGCCCTTTGTGGGGTGGACTTGCGGTATTGCCATGCTGTACCACTTTTTATTACAGCCTATTATTATATTTGGACTATCAGCAGCTGGACTATCGTTTGACTTACCAACTTTTGACATGGGTTCGTTAATGACTGTATTAATGGGTATGCTAGGACTTGGTGGACTTAGAACATTTGAAAAAACTAAAGGAGTTACAAAATGAGTTGGAAGAACTTTACGTTAGAAGAATTTGCATGTAAGCATACTGGCGAAAATAAAATAGAACATGAACTTATAGACAAACTACAAGCACTAAGAACAGAGTGTGGATTTCCATTTAAAATAACATCTGGTTATAGAAGCGCAGACCATCCTATTGAGGCAAGAAAATCTAAACCAGGAACACACGCGCTTGGCTTGGCAGCAGATATAGGGGTTAGAGGTGAGCAAGCATTAGAAATAATATCAAAAGCTACTGATTTTGGGTTTACTGGTATCGGTGTAAATCAAAAAGGTAATGCAAGATTTATACATCTTGATATATCTAAAGATTCACAGGGTAGACCTAGACCGCATATCTGGAGCTACTAATGGAGCCATTGATGTATTGGAACATTATTATTACTTTGGTAATTGCACCAATCATACATGGCATAAGAACTAACGCGACAGAATTAAAAAGAGTTGATATACTACTGAATAAGACTCGCGAAGAAGTTGCAAAAGATTATGTAACTAAAAACGAACTAACAATTAGTATAGATAGAGTTATAGATCGTTTAGATAAGCTAGACGAAAAAATGGATAAATTAATTACAGGTTAATATGAGCAAAGGTGCTTTTCAAACAAGACTAGGACAAATGGGAGAGATCCCAAACTTTCAACAAACTCCACCAATGGCATACACTGGTAATTACTTTATGCCACCAAAGCCAAACTATTTGCCTGTAGAAAAACAAGCTATGGCTAGAGTACAACAACCTATGTCTATACAACAGCCGATTGCAAACATTATGGCAGAAGGCAGTATGCAACAGCCAATGGCTCAACAACCTTCGTTTCAACAGCAAGTGCCTTCATTGTTAAGTCCACCAGAAATACCAAGAGCGCCAATGCAAGCACAACCACAGTCATTATTGCAAACACCTGGTATTGGTATAGAGAAGCCAACACAATATGATAGGGCATCTTCAAGAATATCTTTACCGCCAATTAACTCATATAGATAATGTCAGTAACACACGAAGAAGTTGTAAAAGCTGAACAAGCACGATTATTGCTTGAGTCAGATGTTTTTAAAGAAGCAACTGAAAATCTTAAAAACGAATACATCACTCATTGGTTAAACTCTAGAGACATTGATGATGTCAGCATAAGAGAAGACTTACACAGGTCTTTATTACTATTACCAGAGGTTGAAAGACATCTGCGTATCATGGCAGAGAAAGGAAAGCTCACTAAAGCAAATATTAACAAAATTAGAAATATTGGTTAATACTTTCCTTTTTATACATTCTTGATATAAAATACTTATAAATACATATAAGGAGTATTTATGAGCAATAACGGAAAACCGACTGCTTTACAAAGCGACACAGAATTAGCTGCGTCTGCGTTTGAAAGCATACTAACACCTGAAGAGGATAATGTTGAAGATGTTTTAGAAGAACAAGATGTGGCACAAGAAGAAGTCATTGAAGATGATTCTGAATTTGTTGAAGATGAATTAGATCAAGAAATTATAGATGAGTTAGAAGATGACGAAGAGGTTGAAGATGAACACACAGATGTTGAAGAGGAAGCTCCGCAACTTCAAACATTTACTGTAAAAGTAGATGGCCAAGAGGTAGAAGTCACGCAAGAGGAACTCGTCAACGGATATTCTCGTCAGCAAGATTATACGCGTAAAACTCAAGAACTCTCTCAACAGCGTAAAACTATTGAGCAGAAACAATCAGAGTTAGAGCAAAGGGATGCGATCTATTCGCAGTTATTACCGAAAATGGAAGCACAGTTGAATAGTGCTTTAGGCGAAGAGCCAGATTGGAACGCATTATATGAAGATGATCCAGTTGGTTATGTAAGACAACAGCAAGTTTGGAATGAACAAAAGCAAAAGCTAGAGGCTGTCCAGGCTGAACAACAAAGACTCCAACAGGAGTCATTTGCTGAACAGCAAAAACTTATTCAACAACAAGTTGAAGAGGGACAAACAAAGCTACTTGAGGTTATTCCAGAATGGCAGAACCAAGAGGTTGCCAGTAAAGAAAAAGCTGAGATTGCAAATTACGCAACTAATGTCTTGGGATATACCCAAGAAGAGATCAACTCTGTATATGACTGGAGAGCTTTACTTGGTTTAAGAAAGGCATGGTTAAGTGATAAAATTGCTGAAACTGTCAAGAAAAAACCAACACAAAAAGCACCAGCTAGAGTTGCAAGGCCTGGTACTTCTAATAAAAGAAAATCGGTAGCACCTGTAAAGAGAGCAAAACAAAGATTAGCTAAATCTGGCAAATTGCAAGACGCAGCTAAAGTTTTTGAACAATTAATATAAATTTTAAAATAGGAAAATATCATGGCTCAAATAAATAATGTCTTTGATACATACGATGCGACAGCTGATAGAGAACAATTAAGCAATGTTATCTATAACATTTCTCCAACAGCAACGCCTTTTATGTCATCAATCGGTAAAAACTCAATTAAGAACGTAGTTTTTGATTGGCAAACAGAAGCTCTACCAACAGTAGACGCATCTGGTGAAATTGAAGGATTCAGATTAGACGGAGATGGTACATCCGCTTCTACTGCAACAGTAAGAAAAACTAATGTTGCAATGATTTCAAAAAGAGATGCAACAGTATCTGGTTCTCAGGAATCAAGTGATCCTGCTGGTAAAAAGTCAGAAATGGCTCACCAATTAGCTATTATGGCTAAAGCTTTAAAAAGAGATATGGAAACAGCTCTTTGTCAAAAAGGTGCTAGAACAACTGGTAGTAACACGCAAGCTAGGGTAACTGGTGGTTTTGAATCTTGGATGACTTCAAACGTATCAAGAGGAACTAATGGTGCTGGTGCTGGTGAGGGTGCTGCTCCAACAGACGGCACTCAAAGAGATTTAACTGAAGCTTTGCTTAAAACAGTTTTACAATCTTGTTTTGAAAATGGTGGCGAGCCTTCATTGGCAATTTGCGGACCAGTAAACAAACAAGTTATCTCTGGTTTTACAGGTAGAACTTCAGCTAGACAAATGATTGATGCAAACACAGTAGAGGCTTCTGTTTCTATTTACGCATCAGACTTTGGCGAGCTAAAAATCGTACCATCTAACTTCAGTAGAGATAGATCACTATTATTAGTAGATCCAGAATATGCTAAAGTTTCTTACCTAAGAGACTTTAAAACAGTTGATATCGCTACAGTTGGAGACGCAGTAACAAAAATGTTGCTTGTTGAGTATGGTTTAGAAGTAGGTAACGAAGCTGCACACGGCATCGTTGCTGACTTAAACACTTAATAAGTTAAGTCAATAACTTTAAGGGAGGTTTCGGCTTCCCTTTTTTTTGTGCTAAAATTAAGCATGGCAAAAACCACAGTAATAGATCATAAAAAAAACTTTAAATCTGTATTTGCAACAGAGGATAATAAGTTTATATACCATACCAAACAGGATGTTAATCCTACTTTGGAATATGTAAAACAATTGTCTGAACAAGCTCCAGGCAAAGATCTTAGACATATAGCAGAAGTTCCAATGATTGTATATCAAAGAGCTGTTAGAGAAGGATGGGCGCAAGATTCTGCAAAATGGAAAGATTGGTTAAACCATTCAGATAACAAACCATTTAGAACATGGAAAGGTAAAGTATGACATACGATGAGTTAAAGACTAATATTGCAAGTTTTCTTAATAGATCTGATTTGACTAACCAGTTAGATTTTTTCATTGACGCTACAGAAGCAGAGTTAAACAGAAGATTAAGAAATAAAGATATGGTAAAAAGAGCTACTGCAACAGCAGATGGCCAGTATCTATCATTGCCAACTGATTGGTTAGAGGCCATCAACGTGCAAATAGACAGCAATGACTTTAGTCCATTGTTCCAACAGTCTATAGAATCAATGGATGTTTATAGAAAAAGCAAAGGTAATGCTACAGGCCAACCTGTTTACTTTGCATTGGTAGAC